GTGGATTCCCTCTATATAGAAGACACCGACGATTGGCTCGGTACCCCGACTTCGCTCGAAACCTGCCGGCACCAGCTCAGGATGTACGAAAACGAATTCGAAGCGCTCACCCTCAAGCTTGATCGGGCACTTGAAAATATTGAGAGCTTGGTTCGTGACAATGACGCGCTCACCCAGGAGAGAAATTCCCTTAGGGCAAAGCTTCAGTACGCCGAGGGGGACTTACTGAGCGAAAGGGGCAGGTTTGCGGACGTGGCCCACCAGAGAGACCATCTCTTCCATGAAAACCAGCGACTGCTCAGGGAGTTGCGTGAGCTGAAGAGCTGACCGCCTTCACATACGCCTGACACGCCTGCAGGGCAATCAGCCCCCGGTCGCCGGTGTCGGTGATGGCGATAATTCGTTGAGCATGCGCTGGGTCAAGTCGGGCTCGTACGGCTGCATGATCCACGCCGCCGCCGGCGCCGGCGGTGGCTGGCACACCGCAGCCTTTGGCAGCGTCGGTTGCGTCGAGGAGGACTGACAGCCGGAGATCAGAAGTGGCAAGGCGATCGCGCAGGCGATCTTGGTTCTTTTGAGCATCGGTCATTTTCCTGAAGTGGGTTTGCTCGCTGTCCGCCAGCCGCTGCTCGAGCGCCAGACGTTTGTCCTGCTCAGCCTGCTGTGCAGTAGCCGCGGCCTGGGTCGGTTGATTGAGGGTTTCGGCGTGCTGCTGGGATTGCTCGGCCAACTGCTTGCCGTAGCGCCAGTCCTGAAACTGCCAGGCGCTGCCGGCGCCGATCAGAACCAGCGCCAGCGCGCCCACCGCTTTCCACGGCACGACCATCACGGGACATCCTTGAAGAAGACGCGGCCTCCCAACTTGAGCCTCTGCTTTGCCTTCGCCGCCCAGGCCGGCGCCTTGATGCTGGTGGCGTAGTAGTGCGTGGCGCCGCCGGTGGGGTCTGGCACTTTGCCGTCGATCACCTGGTCAGCGACGATTCGGCATTGCGCCAGCTCGCGGAACGGGATCTGCTTCACGCCGATCAGGAACTGATAGTTCGGGTCGGTCTTGTTCCAGCAGCTGAACTGGTACGGCTTCTGGCACACGCCGGCGTAGCCCTCGCCCCACCACGAATTGGTCTTGCCATCATTCACGCGATTGCGGATCGTCCAGGCCACGGCGATCTGGCCGGCCGTACCTTCGCCGCGGGCCTCGCCCCACAAGGTGCGGGCAAGAATGTCGCGGTCTTTATCGGTTGCAGTCATCACTTTTCTCCGTGCAAAAAGAAGCCCGCTCGATGGCGGGCTGAAGGTAGAATGCGGCGGCATTGCAGCTGTACTCCAAAAACTAAATTTGATGATCCACATGAACGCTATCCATTCCGCTAGCAATGATCGAACAATTCATCTTGATGGCATAAGAGGTGTGGCCGCTTTGGCCGTTGCTCTGTTTCACTTTTCCCGAGCTTTTGACAATTCTTTAATATCTGGCAGCCACCCCATAAACCGGACACTTTTTAGCACTTTATGGAATGGCCACTTTGCGGTCGCACTATTCTTTGTACTTAGCGGCTATCTATTTTTCAACAAGTTCCACTCATCAAATGTCATGAAGGGCGCAGAGGCTGCCGCTAAGCGCTTTCTCCGTCTCAGCATACCGATTCTATTCGTGTGCCTAACAGCATACGCCATTCACAAGTTGAATCTTTTTACTAATCAGCAGGCAGCACTGCTAAGCGGGTCTGATTGGTTAGCTCGTTGGTATAAATTTGAGCCAGATTTAAGCCTAGCTATAATTGAATCTCTTTGGCTAGACTTCATTGCGTTTGATCCGGCGCGCACGTACAACTCTAATCTTTGGACGATTTCCTACGAGCTGTTTGCAGTTATTGGCATAATTGCCTTAGCTATAGCGTCCAAAAATTTAAACAACTTTCTGAAGATTGTATTAGTAACCGGCGTAACCGCAGTATGTTACGGAACTCACTACTTTGAGTTCATGCTTGGCGCAGCCTTAGCTCTGGCATTAAAAATAAAACAGCCGAAGGCATCCTGTTTAATAGCAATCTCAGTAATTACAATATCACTATCTATGTCAGCGCTAGCTCTTCCAGCCGGAATATCAGAATTTGCGAGCGACCTACTATACCCGTTGGGCGCTACATTACTTATAGCTGCAGCCAGTATAAACGAAAAAATCAAGGACGCATTTTCAAATAGCTTTTTCGTAAAGCTGGGCGAGTTTTCTTTCGGCTTATATCTGATGCACTTTATAACCATCAACAGCGTAGCGTCATCTGTTTACGCAGCTACAGAGTCGCTTTCGTTAACTTTTATTTCTTATGCCGTCTCAACGACCGTTTTGTCGATTGGCTTCACATACATAATAGATCAGCCTTGGACAAAGCTATTAAATCGGATTTTCCGAAAGAGAAAACCTCTCCTGGAGCAGCCTTTGGAAATCAAAGCGTAGACTCAGGCCAATCCGGGGTGCCCGGCCAACCTTCGCGTTCGGGGGGTTTGCCTAATGCGCTTCGGTACTTTTTCAACACCTGCAACTTTGCAAGATCGGTATCAGTGATCTTTTGGATGTCATAATCATCCTGCAAAGGCTGAATAACATTGTTCACATCGGATATTCTGGCGTTGAGATCAGACCTGGCGGTCATCTCAGCCCGCTGACGGTCTGCTGTGTCGAGCAGCCACTGCGGGATCTCTTCCGCACAAGTTTCGTTTTCGGCCAGTTCCCAGCCTTCGCCGATGGCCCTCCACCCATTATCGGTAATCGCATAAGACATAATTTATCGCTCCAGTCCGTAACCGCGCACGCCGATAGAACTGCCGCCCGTGACAGCAGCGTTATTCCTGTAGTTGATCGTTTGGACTGAGCTGCACAAAGTGTCAGCCTGATAACGATTCCCGGCAGGGCACGAAAGTATTTCAATTGTATTTGCATACCCTACAATCAGGGTCCCGCCGCTCGGGGCGGCATAAAGCATCAAAATGCATCTTTGCGTTGTCGGAGGAATGAATGAAGAGCAGTTCACGGATGTAGAAGATGTGGCGGTACCGCCTGATAAGGCCAGGGTGGATGACGCGTCCTCGGTGTAGATAACCGCACCGTTTGAGCACAGGAAAGGCCTGAACCCTGTGGGCCCAACTCTGAGCGCGGCGATAAAGCGCATTGAGCTGTCACCGGTTTTCGTTCTTGCTGCCCCCAAATAAGGCGCGGCAGGCGGTGTATTTGAAAAATTAATATCGGGCGTGCCAAAGTTATCGAAGAGATATATGTAGTACCAAGTATTCGTAGCGGGGGCTAGACCAGTTTTCACTATTGGCGACGATACTTTGAGAGCCTTACTTGCGCCTGGAACATATGCAGCGCCCGTATCTATCCCGATCGAGTTTGCGGAATACCAGACCGGCAACAAACCTTCAATGTAGCTTTCCGCAACCCCTCCCTGCTGCGAGGTGATCGGCTTCGTCAGCGCAGACAGCTCTGTGATATCGGCGTTAACGCCTGATTTTGCTGCGACCAGCGTTGCGCGTGCCGCCGGCGCATCGACGTCGTTGAGAAGTCCTTGAATGAAAGCAGAAAGATCCGTGATCCCCGTGCCACCCTTGCTCGGCGGCAGAACTTCGTAATTGCCAGTGGTGCCCAACGCTGCGAGCTTCGCACCGTACACGTTGACCAGCGCCCGTAGAGCATCCGCCGAATCCTTGACGTAGCCTTGCATCGGCGCCAAAGCGTAAATACCGGCGTTGTTGGTTGCGCCCTGATAGTCCGGCGAAATCGAGAGCGCGGTATCGCTCGCGATGTTGGTCACTTCGTACCAACCGCCATCTGGGCCGCGGAAGGCATCGCCAACTCGGCTGTTGGCGATGAAAGCGGTGCCTGTGCCAATTACGGCGTTGGAATTTTGGACGACAGAAACCGTCCCGGCTTTGTACCAGGGCATGGCGTTTTCCTATTTATGGGTTCAGACCGCCTGCTTCGCAAAGACTGCCGGCAGGAAAAAGGCGAATGGATTGTTGGCTGCAACCGTGACTGCGTAGAGCGTGTTCCCTGAGAAATCCCATGTGCAATACAGCTGCCTTGGGATCGTCCCACCAGAAACCATGGTCATTCCAAAATTATTGATGAGCATGAATTCATTTTGGGGAAAGCTGAACGGCACAGAGTAGTAATTTCGGTACAGGCCCTGATCATCCTGATCCGACTTAATGTATGTCCAGCTCTGGAAAGAACGCGTAAATGTGGCGTTAGGCGTTCCGGAGTCGAACAACATTTTTCCGGTCCCGTCCCAAAGCCGCATGCCGTATTGAGCGACAGCTTGCGCCGCGAAAGCGCCCACAAAATAGCGTCCATTCGGCTGAGCGGTGGCGCTGCTGTAAGTCCGAACATAGAACCCAGTCCAGTTTCCAGCCGATCCTATCAGCCGCATATTGCTCAGACCTGCTATCAAGGCGCTGTTGTCAGGCCGGACAAATACCAGCGGCGGCTCTTGGGATGTCACCGGCCTCGCGAAGTACGTTGTTGAGCCCATGCCGCCTTCTTCAGTCGGCGCATATCTCCCGCTGGCAATGACCATCAACCGGGCGGCCACGCGCCGCCGACAGACCTGGCTGGACTTGCCGGCCAGCGGAATTGAAGAGGTAGGCCATGGCCAAGAGCAATGCAGAATTGCAGAAGGACAAGCGCGCCAAGGAGAAGGCACTCCTCGAGCGGATCGGCGCCGAGAAGCGTTCGCTGATTGTTTCGAAAGCGCTCGATGACGCCCTGCTGATTCTCGGTGAGCGGCACGACTTCGAAGAATGGCAGGAGACGGTGTCGACGTTCATCATCAATCTTGCCGCAGCGCCTGCTGATGAGTCAGCTCGCTTCGCCAGCATGTCGCGACCGGAAATTGTAGTTAAGGAAAAGTGGTCGCGGCAGCTTGAGGATTTTGCCGCGACCGGAGTCGTGAACTAGCGTTGACCTACGCCAACACTAGTCTACGCGTCACTTTCTACAAATAACGGATCGATTGATTTCAACCCTTCCGACACATCAATCCTGATTTGTTCGATTGTTTCATATCTAGTTAACGAAACCTTTATCGAGAGCTTTATCAATCTGCTAATTTTTGACTCAGTATCAGCTATTGCCTTATCCATATTCCGGAGTGCAGCAGCTTTCGTACCGTGAAATTCAGCTGTATGTAAAAAACTCGCTCAGCTTCCTGATTATATCGATCCTGCATTTGCTCTAGCATCGTGGCTTGTTGATATAGAAGCTGCAGTTGATGAGTTTTATAGTCTGACAGCTTCGTCGCGCTCAGCTGCTCAGACTGCAGAGACGAAAGCGCCTCGAACTCAGTTGATTGGTTAACGAGCAAGTCCTTTTGAAGCTGGATAGTGCGCAGCAATGCGAATAGTGTCACCAGCGATATAACAGGACCAAAGATACCACCAAAAAAGGATCCGAACGCAGACCAGTTGTATGGCCTCTTTGATACATCGCCATTAAAGACGCTGAAATAAAAATAAAGAAGTGAGACAAGAAGCACAAAAATAGCAGCAAGCCCTACGTTAACTAAAAAATCAAATTGGCTTTTTGTTTCTTCCAACGACCATCTTTCATTGCTCCCCATGCCGGTCAACCGAAATATTCAAGCCAAATTGCCGCCACCGATCACGGGTGGCGGCGCCCGGTTGGAATCAATTATGACCTTTCCCGTATCTATGATCAGTTACCATCTTGTATCTTTCCCGCTTGCGGCGTAGCCGATGCAACAGCCCCCAATGAATTTGCAGTTTGTTTGTCTTTTAAATCTAGATATCGCTGAGTTCGAAAATACCATAACAACGCTCCAATGAGCGAGACAGCCAGAGAACAAAATTGCAAATCCCCATAGAAACCAGACAATTTTTTTAATCTCTCATAATAATCCTTAAGCAAATCAATACTCACATTGAGTTTTGCATTAACCACCTTTAAGTCAGCAAACTGCACTTTGAGTTTCTCTTCAAAGACGAACAACTTCTTTTGCGCTTCTTCCAACTCCTCCACAGTTGGCTTTCCCGCCATCAGCTCATTTATTTCTTTTGTAATTTGATCCGCCGAATCGGAAAGATTCTCTAAAGTAGCTTTAAATTCAGCTTGCTGCATAGTTACAGTGTCAATTTTTGACTCTAGCTCATCCGCACGTTTATTTAAATCAAAGAAGAAAAAAACAAAACATAGCATTCCTGTAATAGCCAGAAATTTATACAGATTATCTGTTGGTGCTTGCATTACTGCTCCTGTTCATAGCTGGCGTTCTCCCGCAGCCTTTAATAACCCACTTCTACGAATGACGCCAGCCGGCGAGGATCCCGCATGCTCACAGCAATTGACTTGTTTTCTGGTTTCGGCGGTTGGACGCGCGGCGGCAAGGACGCCGGGCTCAAAGTTCTTTGGGCTGCGAATCACTGGCCCGAGGCAGTCGAATGGCACACCCGGAACAATCCGGACACGATCCACGCGTGCCAAGACCTGCACCAGGCGAATTGGGCTGATGTGCCGAAGCATGATGTCATGCTCGCGTCGCCCTGCTGCCAAGGTCACACCAAGGCCCGCGGGAAGGCTGCCGGGAACCCTCAGCACGACACCTCGCGATCGACAGCCTGGGCGCCGGTACAGAATGCCGAAGTCAACCGGCCGGAGTTCGCGGTGATAGAGAACGTACCGGAGTTCATGGACTGGATTCTGTACCCGGCATGGGCTGACGCAATGCAGAGACTGGGCTATGCACTGGCCCCGCACATCGTGGACTGCGCCGATCTTGGCGTCCCGCAGCATCGTGTTCGCCTATTCATGGTCTGCTCACGCAGCAAGGCACCCTTGCACCTGCAGCTCCCCCGCTATCAGCACGTACCGGCACGCGAGATAATCGACTTCGACGCCGGCAAGTGGTCGCCGATCAACAAGCCAGGCCGCGCCGCATCGACGCTGACCCGCGTGAAGAATGGCCGCGAGCGCTTTGGTGACCGGTTCGTGATGCCCTACTACGGGTCCGGCTCGGGCCTCACTGGTCGCAGCCTTGACCGCCCGATCGGCACTATCACCACGCTGGACCGCTGGGCAGTCGTTGACGGCGACATGATGCGGATGATCAGCGCTGACGAAGCCATGGCCGCGCAGTCATTCCCGAAAGACACGCTCCGCCCGGACAACCACAAGCTGACCATGCACATGACCGGCAACGCGGTACCGCCACTCGCCGGGCAGCGCATCATCGAGGCACTGAAAGCCGCGGCGTAGTCACAGCAACGGCCACGCCGACAGCCAGTCAGCCAAGCGCATCAGGATCTGGCTCAGCAGCTCGATAAGTACCTGGTACATCACTTCAGCGATCAGTCGTTTCATTTGGTCATGCTCCGGCTCGTTGGATGACCCATCCTGCCGTCACGACAAAATCGCTTGTATACCTCCCGCCCCTCCACCGCCCGGGCATGCCCCGGCATAGGACGCGCATGCTCAAAAATCAGGACTACCTCGAACAACTGTTGAGCTATGACCCAGGTACCGGACTGTTCACTTGGCGGGTCGAGCAAGGCAGCGCGAAAGCTGGATCCGTCGCTGCAACCAAGGCCACGAACGGCTATCTGGTCGTTATGGTCGACAAGAAGTACCAAAGCCTGCACCGATTGGCTTTCGCTTTCATGGGGCAAGAAGTTCCGGACTGTGTCGACCACATCAATAGCGACCGCACGGATAACCGGTGGGTAAACCTCCGGCCAGTGACTGCGATCGAGAACGCCAGAAACCAGCGACTTCACCGAACCAACTCCTCCGGATTGCCGGGCGTCATGTGGGATAAGAGATCGCGGTGGCGGGCCTACGGATATTTGGGCGGTCGCTATATCACGCTCGGACGACACCAGACTTTGCTCGACGCTGCTGCAGCCCGCAAATCATTCGAAAGCCAGAACGGCTACCACTCCAACCACGGGAAATAGCCCCATGCCCACAGAAAACATCATCGACTGCCCAGCTCTGCACAAGCGCAGTAAAAGCTACCCGTTTGGCGATCGTGTTCCGCGCACGGTCAAGATGTTCACGACCGTCACGGCTGATCCGATGCCAGGAGTTGCGTCCGCACTTTTGCAGGGTGACGCCCCGATCTGTCGTGAAGGCGAGATCTTCTCTGTGTGGACCAACAGTCACGGCGCGGTCGCGGCGGTGCTGCCAAACGGCAAACACCTTGGGCTGCGGCCAGCTGAGTTTGAGGTCGACACCTGGCACGACCTTTCGCCAGCACCAGCATCGGCTGGACTGACACTCGCCGTCGATCGCGCCAACCGCCTTTACCTGGCCGGCCCGATGACTGGCTTCGAAGACTTCAACTTCCCCGCCTTCAACAAGATGGCCGCCGAGCTGCGCGCCCGGGGCTACGTCGTCGAGAACCCCGCAGAGCATGGCGTCGTCGAGGGTGCCGACTGGGCCGACTACATGGCCTACGACCTGACCCGCCTCGGCCTGTGCGGTCAGGTAGCGGTGCTGCCCGGCTGGGAGAACTCGAAAGGCGCCAGGCTCGAGGTGCACATCGCCCGCGAGCTCGGCATGAATGTTGTGAATGCCCATGATCTGGTATCGATGGAGATTGCAGGGTGATCAGTCTTTTCTTTGCAGCCAATAGTTCATTCGAGCGGTTGGGTCTGCCACGATCTCGCTGCATCGGTCTGCGTACTTGTTCAAAAGAATCGAGTAATTAGCAGCATCATAGTCGATTTCCTTCATCATCGACTTAACTGCCATCTCCGTGCGAGCGCGGGTTACCATTTCGTTCGTGAGCTCCTTTGAGTAATAAAAGGCAGTTGCACCGATATCACGACTTTTCTCGGAAAGTTCCGGCGCCTGTGCCTCGAAGGCCATTGCCGAAAGAGTGTAAAAACCTGCGCATTCGGCCAGTTCGTGGGCGAGATTGGTAACTGCTCTATCGGGCTCATACGCCATCGCCGAACCAATCGGCAGTATCAGCAACGCCAAACCTATTTTCATCAAAGCCAAGCACTCGATCACTGCCTGCGATTTGCATGCATGCAGCAATCAGTAAAGCACAGCAGTAACTCCCTCCCCCTTCAAAGTCAGCCGCTATAGCGGCAAGGACGAAGTCATGTCTACACAAAAGCCAATCATCATGTACGACGCTCCGGAAGCGGCCAGCCTCAAAACGGTAACCGGTTGGGTTTCCGCCGATGGTCGATTTTTCGGCGCGGACGAGAACCTTGCCCGCTACTGCGGCGCAACTTATCGCCGCTGCGACTTGAATCCTGAACACCCGATCTATGAGGTGAGCAGTTCCTGCAGTGAATGCCGCCACGCCCGTCTCCAAGCAAAATTTGCGGCCATGCCGATCAAGGACTGGGCCGGCGAGCCGCTGGTTATCTTTGATGGTGACCGGTACTTCTTCGATGAAGACGATCTGCGCGACTACCTGGTCGACAGCGATATCGACCTGGCCGACCTGCAGCTCTGCATCTGTGAGCCGAACTATCCAAGTGAAATCGACCCGGCAGACCATTTCTGCGACGAACTGCCCGAAGACGGCGAGATCAACGATGACCAGCTGCTTGCGGCGTTCGAGCTGCTGAACGAGATGATTCGCCAGTCTCAACCGCTGTCCTGGTCGGAAGGGGCATTCGCAGCACGGCTCCCACAATCGCTAATAGATGAGGTTATCGCAGCGAGGGCCGCGCCATGATCTTCGCCCCGCTCTACATGGCCTACCTGATCTACAGGGGGCCGTGGCTATGAACGAATACCAGCTCCACCTCGGCGACTGCTTGGAGGTCATGAAGCAGTTACCTGATGCCAGCGTCGATATGGTGCTGGCCGACCTGCCTTACGGTTCCACGCAATGTGCCTGGGACACCATAATCCCGCTCGAACCGCTATGGCGGGAGTACCTGCGAATCGCCAAGCCCGAGGCTGCCATCGTGCTGTGCGCCGCCCAGCCGTTCGCCTCGATGCTGGTGGCGAGCAATCCAAAGCTATACCGGTACGAGTGGATCTGGGAAAAAGGCAACGCAACGGGCTTCCTCAACGCCAAGAAGCAGCCGCTACGGGCACACGAAAGCGCTCAAGTTTTCTATCGCAAGCAGCCGGTGTACAACCCGCAGATGTCCACCGGGCACGAGCGAAAGACGGCGAAGCGCAAGACGGTCAACTCCGAGTGCTATGGCAAGGCCTTGGCTCTCGCCGAGTACGACTCGACGGAGCGGTACCCGCGCTCGGTGCAGTTCTTCTCAAGCGACAAACAGACCGGCAGCTTCCACCCAACGCAAAAGCCCGTCGCCTGGATGAAGTTCCTGATCAGCACCTACACCAATCCGGAACAAATCGTTCTCGACAACACCATGGGCAGCGGCACGACCGGTGTTGCATGCATGCAGCTCGGCCGGAAGTTCATCGGCATTGAGCGTGACCTTGACGAGCGCGGCCAACGAATCGGCTATATGCCTATCGCCCACCAACGCATCACCAATGCAATTACCGAGCGCGATACCCCAGTACCGCAAATCGACCTGTTCGCAACAGCCTAACCCCTCCCCCTACTCAACAGCCTGCCGGTGTACGGCGGGCGAGGTATTCGTATGCGCGAAAAAGTAACCATCCAAGACCTGGAAGGCGCCGACCTGGCTCTGTGGGCTGCCCGAGCCCAGGGTGTCGAAGAAAGGAAGGGAATCAAGCTGTACGCCTCCGGCCCATGCCTTTACCGCGATACAGGCCCCGGCGGTAAACCCTTCCCATTCCGACCTGACTCGAACCTCGGGGACTCAGCGATTTTAATCCAGGAGATGACGCAGGCAGGAATCTTGACCCTGTTCGGACATGGCGCGCAGTTCGAGGCTCAAGGATTCGGACACGTGGGATTTACGGGGACGCCTTCTGCGGCGCTGACCCGCTGCTACATCGCGTGGAAACTCGGCCAAGACTTCACGGCCACTCCGACCAACTGATCACCACCTTCTGCCGCCACGCGCGGCATGGAGCATCACAATGAAAAAAGAGCTGATCAAGATCAGTGAATTCCAGCGCCGGCGCTGGGGTGAAAACGGCACGCCACCCTGCCCCCAAGCAATCCGCAACTACATCCGCAACGGCAAGGTGCCCGGCGAGCAAATCGGCAAACTCTGGTACGTTGATTGGACAGCGTTCAGTCGGTCAGAAGGCAATGAGCTGGTCGCGATGGTATTGAAAGGAGCTGCATGATGGTCCCACGGCCGCGCAACAAGGCGAACAAGAGCCTACCGCAGAACCTGTATTTCGATTCGCGGCGCTCAACCTATCGCTACCGCCGGCCCACCGACGGTAAGTGGTTCCAGTTCGGCTCCGACCGGATCAAAGCGATCGACGCCGCGAAGCAGTTGAATCTGGAATTCATGCGCGGCGCTGACCTGGTCGGCGCCGTGATGGGCAGCACATCAGAATCGTTTGCCGGCTTTCTCGACGCATACGAACGCGACGTGCTGCCGCCGAGGGAACTCGCAAAAGGAACACTGGGCCTCTACGCCGTGCACTTCCGGCGCTTCCGGAAACAGTTCGAAGGCAAAGCCGTCGACCAGATCACGATCCGCATGGTCGCGCAGATGCTGGACGCCCTCACGCCGCGCACTGCCAACCAATGCCGAGCCCTGCTGATCGATATCTTCAATCACGCAGCGGCCAAAGGCTTGTGCCCGGACAACCCGGCGGCCAGCACCATCAACAGGATCGAGAAGAAGCAGCGCAAGCGACACACCGTCGAAGGCCTGAAGGCCATCCGGGAGAAGTCACCGTTCTGGCTGCAGAACGCAATCGACCTGGCACTGATTACCGCGCAGCGTCGGACAGACATCTTGAACATGCGGTTCGATGGTGTTCGGGAAGGGTTTTTGTATGTGGTTCAGCAGAAGACGGCCAAGGCTAGCGACGCGGCGTGGATCCGGTTCAAAGTGACCGAAGAGCTCCAGGCGGTGATCAGCCGTTGCCGGGATGACATCGTCTCACCGTACCTGATACACCGTCGGCCCGATCGCAAAAAGCAGAAGCAGGCGCAGACGAAGGAACACTGGACTCAGGTGGAAGAGCGATATTTGACGCGAGCCTTCAAAGAGGCCCGGGAAGCGGCAGGCTGTTACAAGGGATGGAAAGAAGAGGAAATGCCGGGCTTCCACGAAGTGCGAGCGCTATCGCTGCACCTGTATCAGAAAGCCGGGAAAGACGGTCAGAAGATCGCCGGCCACGCCAGCGAGACTATGACTAAGAACTACCAGAAAGACCACGCAGAAATCGTCTGGTCAGAGGCAATCCCTGACCTGAATATCAGTGAAATCACAGGGTAG